AGGGTGGTATTGAGTTTGCAGGAATTGATCCAGAAAGTGGAGAAATGCTGTACTCCCTTACACCTAAAATAAGAGATTTAATGCCAGACTTATACGAAGAACATATAAATTTCATCAATGCTGATCTAATGTCTCTTTGGCAAAAAGGCTTTGTAGATGTGGATTTCTTTAGCGATGATCCACTAATAAATATAACTGATAAATATTATGATGAAAATGAGGTTGCAAAGCTTTCCAAAGAAGAAAGATGGTCTTTGAGGGAGCTCAAGAGAGCCATAGACTCTCAATAAGTCTGATATAATCATACTATAACTAGGAGGTTGTTATGCCATATAAGGTTGGAGCAAAAGGCTCTTATGGATGTTCAGGGTACCCTGCAGTAAAAGATACTGGTGAAGTAATGGGGTGCCACAAGACTAGAGCCGAAGCTGCTGGTCAAATTTATGCTATTAATCGTTCTGAGGGAAACATTGGCAAGTCAATGCCAAATCTAAAAGAGGGCGACTTTGCAATGACTGCACATGGTGGAGATGAAGAATTTCATGTTGGTCAAGTAGTTCATGTTATGCGTGAAGGTATGCTTGGAATTCCTGGCGGAGAATATACACTTGAAGCAACACCAGACAATCCAGCAGTATTGATTCAGTTATTTGAACAAGAAGAAGAAGGATTTTGGGAGCCAACAAGACTTTATACAGCATGCATGATGAGTCTATATATTCCTATTGACCCACTTCCAATGGAGCCAGAGATGTCAATTGAAGACATGCCAAATATGAATGCACAGCCAGATTTGATGGATGCATATGATAATCAAATTGGAAAAGCAAAAAAGCCAAACTATGGAGCAATGATTAAACCACGTAGTGGTGGATCAAAGCCAACAGATCCTAGACTTTATGCAAGAGTTGTACAAGCAGCAAAAGATAAGTTTGATGTTTATCCTTCTGCCGTTGCAAATGCTTGGGTAGTGCAAGAGTACAAGCGTCGTGGTGGAACCTACAGTTCTGAAAAATCAGTTAGTTTAGATCTTTGGAATGGACAATTTGATCCAAGAAAGTTTAACAAATAATGGCTGATACATACACACCTAATGATGGAATGAAAGCTGCAGCACGTCGTGCTTTGAAATGGAAAGAAGATGGAAAGGCAACAGGTGCTGGAACTCCAGTGGGTTGGGGAAGAGCAAGCGATATAGTTGCAGGAAGATCAATGTCTCTTGATACTGTTAAAAGAATGTATTCATTTTTTTCCCGTCATGAAGTAGACAAAAAAGGTAAAGGCTTTTTTGATGGACCAGAATTTCCGTCTAACGGAAGAATTATGTGGGATGCTTGGGGTGGTGATGCAGGATTTTCTTGGAGCCGTGCCATTGTTGAAAGAGAAAAAAAGTTTTGGCAGGGTAGCCCATTTAATTTTAGGGGGTAATAATGAATACAGCCTTAACTATCGGCTTGACATTCATAGCATTCTGCTCTATACTTATAATAGCTGTAAAAAAGCGTAAAAAATATTTTGCTAAAGTAGTTTATACTCAAAGTAGTATTCATCAAATAGTAAAAAGCTTTTTACCAAAAGATCTTTTTGAAGTACCCAAAATGCTTTCTCAATCAAGAAAGCATGTTCGTGACAATTCTGTTAAGGTACTGATAATGGAAGATAATGCATATTGGGTACATAACAATATGTTTTATGTGGCAGATGCAGTAGATGGAGCGGTAGATTCAGAAACTGTTCGGCCAGTTGATACAAACAATATGTCAAAGCGGGATATTGATAAGATGCTATTCATATTGGATAGCTTGAAGAATGGAAATTCTGATGATAGTAGCGGTGCATGGAACGACAGACTTTAATAATTACCAAGTCTTTCTTCGTGCTATGAGTGTTGCTCTTTCTGGAATGCAAGACGGAGATAAAGAGTTTACAGTTTATTCTGCTGGGCCAGCCTCAATAAACTCATTTGTTTCTGAGTTTTGTAATTTATCAGAAAGAGGAATGAAATCTCGTGGAAGAAAGATTAGGTTCTATAAAGTACCTGCTTCCTGGATTGAAGAAAATATAACCAGTATAAACTACCTTGCATTCTTGGGTAAGCCAAAGCAGGCTGTATCAAGACTTGTTACAACTGCAGAAAAAAATAATATTGAAGTCGGAATTTTTAGATACTAAGGGGTAAAAAATGATTGTAAAAGATTTAGAAACAATGGAAAAGATTGTTGCAAAGAATAACAACTTACATTGGGATGGTTGGACAGTTGTAGAAACTAAGCAGTCTGATATTGCTAAGACTGCTATTAATGGCATTCGTCGCAATGGTAAATGGTTTTTAGCAAAGACTTTTGTACCTGATCGTAATGGCTGGGATATTCCAAATAGATATAAGGTATAGCAATGAAGCAACACTTATGGAAAGATCAAAGTGCTTGCCTAGGATCAGATACAAACTTATTTTTTGATAAGTATGAAGATGATGAGCTTATGAGACCAATCATAGATAATCTATGTCAGTCATGTCCAGTTCAAAAAATATGTTTTGCTAACGGAGTATCCAATAAAGAGTGGGGCATCTGGGGCGGTATATACTTGGAGAATGGCGAAATATCAAGAGAGTTTAGCAGGCATAGAACCAAAGAAAAGTGGGGTGAGATGTGGAAATCTCTGACAATGGAGAAGATGTAACTACATTTGAATCAATGTGTGCCATCCTTGGTGAGTTATGGATGAACTATAAGTCTGATAAATACTTCAAGGATTTTATTGAGTACAATGATATTGGTCTTCCAATTGCATTTTTAGTTGATAATGAATTAGTAGAGCCTACAGTACTAGCAAAACAGTATGTCTATGAAACATGGGATATTTTTTTGGCAGCACTAGAAATAAAAGAAGATTTAGGATGGGAATCACTAGAAGATTTATTTCATTATGTAGATAAGAAAGATAAAAGATAATGTATACAGACTCAATGCGTAGAGCTTTTCATGCTGTTCAGGCACCAAAAGGATTTAGTGTAGAGGTTATTGACAATGAACACTTTCTTACTATAAAATTAAATGAAAAACATTTTTCAGGATTGTTGCATGATGAAAAAATAGCAGCACTACAATATGTTGTTCAGCTTAAGAATGCTTTAGAAATGGAAGGTGCGATAGTGCTAGTTACAAGAGAAGCTTTGGGATAATTTATATGACAGAAATTCTAATAATTCTTGGATCTTTGTTACTTATTTCATTCACAGTGATATTGATACTATCAATAAAAATAAAAAAATTAAACAATGATGTCAAAAAGCTTGCTGTAGCATATTCTAAAATTGAAAACCTTATGTCATCTAAATCTAATTTAGATAACGAAGCCCATCAAGAAAGTTTCATTAAGTTTCTTTCTGATTCTCGTGACTCAGCATTTGAGTATATTGAGGAAGTTCAGTCTGCTTTATTTAAGTTTGTAAACAAGGTTAATCCTGATATATCATATTTTAAAGAATATGGAGATATCATGGCAATGAAACCTAACTATGATGCTTTAAAAAATATTATATCTGCGTATGAAGATTTAGTTAAGATTTTACCAAAAGAAGATAGTATGAGATAATATAGTATGGAGTTTTATTACTTTGGTGGTTACTTTGATGATGGATTTATATCTAAACTAGAAGAAAGTGGATTTTCTGGTGTAATGTTTACATATGATTCAACACAAGGTGATATGTTTACACAAATAGCAAGAGATATAAAGCAGACAGAAAAAATTAAATACTTGGTTGCAATAAGACCATATACAATTTCTCCACAATATCTCTGTATGATTAACAGATCTATTAATAAAATAATGCCAGGAAGATTACAAATAAATTTTATTTCTGGATATATAAAAGATCATGAATCAAGCTTTGGTGGAATCATAGGAGAGACTAATGATTCATCAAGCAATATTGATAAATCTAAATATATTATTAATTATTTAGATGTTTTAAACACAATGCCAGGAAATCAAAATGATTATCTAAAGTTAGATTTTTATGTATCTACAACAAATCAATACGTGCTTCCTGCTGCACAAAAGTATAATAACAAAATAATATTACCGTATAAATATTATAGGCTTGGTTTTGCTACTGAAAATTTTGAAAGCCAAATTTCGGGAAATGAAATAGATCTAAAAGACACAAAAGTAATGTTAGCAATAACACCAGTTTTTAGAAAGACAGAAGAAGATCTAAAACTGTTAGATGGCTATGTTGTTAGACCAGTATGGCGTAAGGGGGAAAAAGTTTTGCGTATGGGAGGCAACCACGACCCTGTATCAGACATTGCATACTTTACTTATGAACAATTTGATAATTTTGTAGATGAGCTTGAAAAAAATGGTATTAATCAATTGCTTATGAATGCCTGGCCACCTGAAGAAACAGATGTAGTCATAGAGGCTATAAAAGAATACACAAAACGCAAAGAATTGGAATCAGTTAAAATTAATTGATTTCATGATACAAAATATCCTAGGAGGAATAAAATGAAGACAGAACAACTAAAGGCACTACTAGCATCATATGGTCGCTCAGTACTTGCATCAGGACTTGCCCTATATATGGCAGGAGTAACAGATCCAAAGGATCTATGGACAGCGCTAGTTGCTGCAATTGCTCCAGTGGCTATTAGAGCAATTAACCCTAACGACAAGGCATTTGGTGTACTACCTGATGCTGCAGAGGTAGAGAAGGCTCTGAAGGCTGCTAAGGCACCTGTTAAGAAGGCTGCTAAGAAAGCTGCTGCTAAGAAGACTGCTGCAAAGTAGTTATATTATGGAGGCCAGCCTAGAAATAGGCTGGTCTTCTTTTTTATGCTATTATATATTAATATGTCAAATACAGCGCTAATAATGTGTACTTATATTAGGTTTGAAAACCTTAAAGTTACTTTATCTTGCCTAAGCAACCAAACAGATAAAGACTTTGATTTTTATATTGTTGATAATTCAAACCAAAATGAAAAGCTTTTGGGATATTTAGATAAATATAAAGGTAATTTGAATATATCTGTTCATAATTACTCAAATGACTTTAAACAGTTTGCTAGATTTTTATTGGCAAGAGATCTTGCTGAACAAAAATATGAAAAAATAATATTTATTGATGATGATGAAATAATTCCAAATACATTTATAGAAGAGTGTCACAAACAATATGAAAACGATTGTGTAAAATCTTTCTGGGCACACAGGGTTAATTCAATATACAAAAGAAAGATTAAGATTGTTGGTAATGAATTAGGCAATTATGCTGGAACAGGTGGTCTTATCTGTGAATCTAAGATATTCTTAAATGAAGACTTTTTTGATTGCCCTGAAGAATATTGGATAATTGACGATTTATGGCTATCCTATTATATATTAAAGTTTACAGACTATAAGATCAAAGAGCTAAGAACAAATATTAAATTTATAAAAGATAAAAAAGCAACATTTTTAGCTCTTGGAGATTTAAAACAAAAATTTTCAGAAGAGTTTATTCTTCCAGAATCCGAAGGTATTGACTCTTTAGAATAGATGGATCAAACTTTTCAAAACCAATAGATAGAGCCTTTTCTTTTTCTGCTGTATTGTCATTACTAAAATAATTATCAATCATTTTAGCAAGTTCTTTAGGGTCAGCTTCATATACATCTAATAAAGTTCTTGTCATAAGTGTACTTATTTTTTGTGAAGGAACTAACCAATCTTTTGGAAGTAATTTATTATTTGGTGATATGTCAGTCATAAAAACTGGTAGCCCACTTATGAGGGCTTCATTCATTGGCAAACATAACCCAGCATATCTTCTAGGCAGTACCATAGCGTCAAAGCCCTCATACAGGCTATGGCGGTTATCTGGGTTTGAAGTATCAATAGTTAATCTTGGATCATCACAATTTATGTTTAAATGACTTTGAGTTTTAACTACCAGCTCATAATCACCAACAGAATAGTTAAGCATTTCAATTACTGTGTTAGTACCATTTCTATCTTTAACTGCAGCCTTACCAGCAATGTGCAATAGTTTTTTGTGTGTTTTATTTATATTTATTTCCTTTGCATTAGAAAATAAATTAATATCAGTAGGTGGGGGTAAATGAACAACACTTGTTTTATCACCAAACTTATTAACAACATCTTCAAAATTCCATAGGCTTGGAGATATTAAAACATCTGGCAATTCTAAGTTTGGATTTGCTAAATGGTCTAAGAATTCATAGTTATACTGAAGTACAGTTTTGACTTTTCTTTTTTTTGCTATAGAAATAAAGGATTGATTATAAAATATTTCACAACTAATAACAACATCAAGGTCATTTAAGAACTCATATATCTCTTCTTTGGATGCCATACCACGTTTAGTTGTTAAACAATTGTATTCTTGATACCACTCTGGGTGTTGTTTGTTACCATTAAAATAAGAGGAATCAATAAGAAGAATCTTATCAGGATTAAGCATCTTTGCTAGATCTTTAGTTTGATTACCTAATCCAGTATTGTCAGATCTTGCAATCATTCCTAACTTCATTTTAAATTAATTTTTCTGTCCATGTTTTAGGAGTATCTTTTGTTATAAATTCAATAGGCAAATGATACTTAAAATCTTTTGTCCCATTGCTTTTAATCCAAGTAATTAATTCAGTGAGCCCAGATTCAAGAGATGTTGAGGTTTTGTAACTTAGTAACTCCCTAGCTAAGTTTGCAGAACAGCTTGCATGTTTTACTTCTTTAGGTCTTCCAGGCGTATAAATAGGATTTAGGTCAAAGTTTAAAAGTTTTGCTATCTTATTTGCTAACTCATTAATAGTTACAAACTCTTCATCTGGACCAATATTTACAACTTTTCCATTTGCAATATCTGTTTCACAGGCTATTATTAAAGGATTAATGACGTCTTGCATAAATGAAAAACATCTCATTTGTGATCCATCTCCATAAATTATTGGCTGTTGTCCTTTTAACATTCTATTAATCATTATAGATGCTACGTTTCTAAACGGATCATCATATTTTTGTCTTGGTCCGATAATGTTATGTGGTACTAATATTACATAATCCATGCCGTGAGTTTCACAAATATTTTTAATTAATAATTCTGAGGCATACTTTGCTATTCCGTATGGATCTTGAGGTTTAGGTGTCATGTCTTCCGTAAATGGAACGGTATCTTGAGTACCATAACGAGCCATAGAAGACATATGAACAAATTTCTTTACCCCAGCCCTAACAGATGCACTAAGTGCCACGGTAGTTATATGAGATGTATTACGAGTAACAATTGCAGGACTAAATACAGATAATCCCTCATATGCAGTACAAGCTGTATGAACAACAATATCTACTTCATTAAACACATCTTTTACTGCATCAAAATCTCCTAAATCTAATTCATGAAATTCTACAGCGTCTGGAATATTTTGTTTATATCCACCAATTAGATTATCTATTCCAACAACTGAGTATCCCCTTTTAATAAATTCATCAGCAAGATTGCTACCCATAAAGCCTGCAACACCAGTAATAAGAACTTTTTTGTTAATCATTTTATACGATACCTTTTCTTTAGTGTTTCAATAGAGTTGGTTTCCCAGTAGGTTAGTGGTTTAGATGGATCGTTAAATGGATATTTATACTCTCCCCATCCTTCTCTAGTCCTGGTACCGCCCCATTTTTCTTTAAAATAATCATGAACTCCATCTATATTTAATCTTAATCCATCTTTAGATGCACCACCATCTATTTGACATATTGCATCAATTGGTATATTACCATACTCGTCTATTCCAAGTATCCCACAACGATGATCCCAATCACAGTCTTCAAAATATCCAGGGTAGAAGTTTTCATCAAAATATCCTACTTGATCAACTAACTTTTTATTAATACCATTACAATGCCATACATGTGTAGTTCTAAACATTAAACCTTTATAGTCACTAAGCATATCTATAATGTGAGAAAATGGCTTATTAAATAACATTGATGATGAAACTATAAATGTCCAGTCATGTCCTTTTTTTAATCCTATATTCCATGATCTTGGTATACCGATATTATCTGTTTGATACTCTATTTGAAAACCATATTGTTCAAATACTTCACATTCTCTAGTTCCAGAGTTATCTATTAGTAAAACATTTTTATCTTTAATTGATTCCATACATTTATGAGTACGCTCTGATACTTTATAGACTGGAATACAAATAAGATAATCAATATCTGTCTGCAAAGATCATACCTCCACGTTCCCAGCTACCCAGTGTTTGAACATGGTGAGTTTCAGAAAGTTTTTGCACCATATCTCCAAGTCTATTACCAGTTCTAACATCAAACTCAACTGTAATATACCTACATCTGTTAATTGTTTCTTTAGGTGCTCCTAGTATAATTTCTGGTTCTGCTCCTTCAACATCTATCTTTAATATAGATACTTCCTCAATATTGTACATTTCAAAAAAATTACTTAATGTGATCACATCAATATCAGAGCCAAAAATGCCATCATCTTTGATAGTAGATCCGCCACCTTCATCGCTAATAACTGCTGTTCCATTATAATCACTAATAGCATAAGGACAAACAACTATATCTTCTTGCATGTTATTTAAAATAATGTTATTATTTAATGCTTCAAGATTATGTGGTTCTGGTTCAACTGCATATACTTTACATCGTTTTGATGCAGAAAATATTGAGAAAGATCCAATATTTGCGCCAATATCAACAACATCTCCTTCGTATTCAAATCGCCAATTATCTGTACGATAAACATTTTCTTCCCATATTTCTTTAACAACTATAGGATCTGTAGGATATTTTTCTCTAAGGTCAAACTTTATACCATTTTCAAATTCAATAATCATATACCTAACTCCTTCAATATTACTTCCCACCTATGTTTATAGGTATATTTATCTTTAACTAATTCATGTCCAGCTAATCTAATTGCTTCACGCTCTTCGTCATGAGTTAAGTAATAGTCAATTAATTCTTTTAGTTGATCAAAATTGCCGTACTCATAAAATACAACATGTTGTTTATCAACAAATTCTTTTTCAATGCCAGGAATGTATGGATGAATTAAGAATCCACCACGACCAAGAGTTTCATAAATTCTATCTGACCAATAGTCAGGGTAGTTAAAGTTGAGGCATAAAGTGTCTCCAACAACTACCTTAGTAGACCAATATAATTTATTTAATCTAATTCCTCTTATAGACTCTATTCCACCATTACCGTAGTGCTCAAACCTACTTCCATAGTTTTTATCAAGCCAGTTTATTAGCTGTGTTCTGTATGGCCATTCTGGGTGGTATTTCTTACTTCCAACAAATATAACATCTCTTTTTTTGGTTGATTCTCTATATGTACACTCTTCTTGAAAAACACCTGCTGGAAGATAGTGACCTTTTACAGAAGTTTCTTTATTAAACCATTCAGCCATTTGGCTATCAACAGTAAAAAAGTTGCCAATCTTTTTATATACTGGCATAATCTTTAAATCTTTTTGACGCTGTAATCCAAACCATAAGTCAAGATGGTATGTCATTGTTGGAATATTGTTTTCCTTTAATGTATCAAGTACTTGCTCCATGCTCAATGATCCTGCAGTATTCCATCCATGCGTATGTATCCAAATAAATAAATCAGAATTAAGGGCTGCAGATAATATCTTCTCAGACTTTTCATCAGTCTCTTGCATACGAATAACATTGTGTCCTAATGATTCTAGGGACTTAGCGTGATGACTTTCACTTGTAAAATCTACACGAAAGTTTCCTAAAAATGTAATATTAGACACAACTACTCCCTTGTTTTAATCATTATACCAGAGTAGTACCCCTGATTGGATTTGAACCAACGACCTGCGGATTAGAAGTCCGTCGCTCTTCCGCTGAGCTACAGGGGTATAGTGCGACAGGTAGGACTTGAACCTACGATTACCGAATTATGAGTTCGGGGCTTTAACCAACTAAGCTACTGTCGCCTGTTAATATAGTATACCCGTAATACTTCTGCCAGTCAAATACATCATTTATATCATTCAGCAATGGTTGTCCTTTTATATTTAAACTTGTATTTAATAAAACTGGTACACCAGTTTGTCTATAAAACTTATTAATTGTTTCCCATAATCCAAGATGTTGATCTTTATTAACTGTTTGTACTCTAGATGTTCCATCAGCATGTACGACTGAAGGTATTTTTTCTGGCTGTAAACATTTAACTGTATATTGCATATATGGAGAAGTAAAGTTCATGTCAAACCATCTATGAGCATGCTCTTCTAAAACAACTGGAGCAAATGGTCTAAATAACTCTCTTTTTTTAATAAGATTAACCTTATCTTTAATATTTGGATCTCTAGGGTCTGCTAAAATACTTCTATTGCCTAAAGCTCTTGGTCCGTATTCTGCTCTAGCTGTTGCTACTGCTACTATTCCGTCTTTTAATATTCCGTCTACAATCTTCTGAATAGGATAACTACCTCCAAGATCGTGGCCAAGGTATGGTGATTTCCACTCAATGTGTTTGCCGTATAGGGCTGCTGCTGCACCCAAAGAACTACCAGCATCTCCTGGATTAGGCATGATCCATATATCATTAAAAATTTTCCATAACGATGTATTAGCAGATGAGTTAAGTGCACATCCACCCATAAAAACTAGATTATCTTTACCAGTAAGTGATTTTGCCATACGCATAAAATCATTAAGTCTTTGCCGATAGACCATTTGAACTGCTGCAGCAATATCAAATTTATCTTGATCTGATATAGGAATGTTCCAGTCCACTATTCCTCTGTGAAAGTTATAGGACTGCACATTAATTGAAGGAAAATAATCATCTATTTCTTTGTAATATCTTTTCCAATCTCCATATGCAGCCATACCCATCATAATATATTCTTCCTGATTTGGTATCAGGCCTATTAGTTTTGTAAATGCAGAATAGAATAAGCCAAAACTAACTGGATAGTTCTGCTTGTATTTTAGTTTTATTTTTTCACCTTCCCCAACCCAAATTGTTGAGGTATTGTACTCACCTATTGCATCTAGTACTACTATTACTGCATCATTAAATTTACTTGTATAGTATCCAGCACAGGCATGAGAATAATGATGCTTAAAAGATTTTATAGGTATACTTTGGATATTAAACCTTGGCTTCCAGTCTCCAGCACCACCCTTTATAAGTAGCCTAGAAGCCTTTAGAAGCGGTTTCTCGTAGTAGGCTATGTTATCAGGTATACCGTATGATAGGGCATCCTGTATCAAGGAATCATTAACATACCAATCATTTTTTTGCTTGCTATATCTTTCAGAATGTCCAGCAAATAATATTTCACCATTTTTAATTAAAGATACTGAAGCGTCGTGTGATGTTTCATTTATTCCTAGTATTATCATTAATATATAAAATCTTTTCCTTTATTTTTTCTTTTTTTAAAAAACCTAATCATCTTATAAAAAATCCATTTAATTTCATTAATCATTTTGTTTTTTCTTATAAGCTTTAATAATTTTTTCTGCCATATGCTGGTGTACATGAATTCCCCAGTGTCCATAGTTTATACCATCTACATAGTCTGAAGCCCAATAAAATAATGGATGATATTCAAATTCTTTATGGCATGTTTTGTGGTGTTCTGGTACTTCAATTTTAGTTTTATTTTGATATAAATATTTAAAATCATTTAGAATATCAGATGTATGAAAGTAATTTTTTAGTACGTTGAGCATCTTATTGTCATATAAATACTGCTCAATATCTGCATTTTCATATATGGTCCACATAAAATTTATATTATTAGCACTACAATACTGCTCTAACATTGATATGAATATAAAATTATAAAATATAGCAAACTCTGGCGGTATAACTGATGCTGGATCATAAGGAGCTTTATGAAAATTTAAAAAATTTACATCTCTAAGATAAGCAATATCTATTTTCTTTTTGTGTGATTCAGCATTTCTTGCTTCAAATTTATTTAAAATATTTACTGTTTCTAATCTGTATGGTGGAAAAACACCAATGATTGTTTCTGGATGGCCTACTTCTTCAAAATATCTAAAAGTTTTATAAACTTGACCACCAATGCTATCTCCAGGATAAGCTAAAATTGAACAACTTTTGTTAACAGAATCAGAAAAAAAGTCTGTCCAAATTAAACCTTTAGGGATGCCAAGTCCATAGGTTTGAGAACATCCTAAAATTAAAACTTTATTGTCTTTTTCAAATTCATTGGATCTATATCCATAACTATTATGCTTATACTCTATTGGTAATGCTGTATCTTCAGGAATGTATCTTATACTATTTGCCTTATTGTGTTCACCCGTTGCTTCAAATAAATCTCTGTAAAATAAGTGTTTAAAAAGATCAAGGTTGTGAGACGGCATTATCTTTTTCCTCATCTTTTCTCCAATGTATATAAGATTTAATATACACTGCTGCATATGCAATTGCCATCGCTATAAAGCCATACTGGTCTGTAGCAAGGGCATAAGCTATCCAAAGACATTCATTAAGACATAATATTAACCATCCCCAGATAGTTTTGCGACCTACTAAAAAAATTCCAGTAACACCAATAGCTGCGAGAATCCATGACCACATCATTGATTAACTCTTTCATTTTGTCCCCTTGCAATTGCAGCACAAACCTTGAACGCTGCTTTTGTTCTACGACTCTTCATAAATCCTAACCTCTGCCATACTGGAACGGTAGCCTCAATATCAAGTGCTATCTGCTCTCTAATCTCTTTTACTGTTGTGATTATTAAATCCATAACATAAGCTTTTTGTTCATCATCAAGATCTTTAGTCCACCCAGTATTTTCCATGTATCTATCATATCAGAAATTCAAGAATATTGCAACTGTGGTATCATTATTGTATGTATGAATGCGATCATCAATTAGTCCCCATAGTTTATGGATATATGTATGGGGATATTATTGATAAGATAAATAATAATGAGATTATTTATGGTGGAATTAAAAGGATTGTAGGAGAGGCAGATTGGTTTTGTACTAAATGTCTTGAAGATGTTTATCTTTAATTAAATTATTGTCTATGCCGTTTTTTATTGCCATACTTTAGTTTTATATCAGACTTAATCTTGCTAACTATTTCTTTTGTTTTTGCGTCAACATCAAACTCATTATCAAATTGTTGTTCAGTATCCATTTAAGCACTCATTTCTTGTGTGATATAGTCTAACTTTTACCATAATTTTGCGGGATGGAGCATAAAGAACCTCATCACATACACACCTATAAGACCATTCTTTAGTAAAGAAATCATACATAGATCCTTGAAAGTTAGCATACTTGTTAGCTAGAGATACCGTGAAAGGATCTGGTATATCGTAATAATTATTCAAAATCAACTTGTGTTTCAAATTTTTTAGCCCACTGCGTCAGATAGTTGTCTTCTCCTCTTGCAACTTTAGCAGCAGCA